CTGTTGGCTGACTTCGGGGTATCAGTGACGTATACGCCTGTGGGCGGTGCTGCTTCGACTCTTACTGGCATCATTGATAACGCATACGAGGAGGTTGATCCTGGCGGAAGCGTTTCCTTCGCCATGACCCGTCCTCGCCTTACTTGTCGTACCGCTGACCTCCCGAATATCTCCGAGGGCGCGACGATGGTTATCGATGGGGCTAACTACGTTGTTCGCGTACATATGCCTGATGGAACGGGCTTCTCAGAGCTGATGCTGGAGGCCCAATAATGGCCCACGTTCGTAAGCTCATTCGGGACAACGTGACGACGACCCTCACCGGATTAACTACCACTGGGGCTAATGTCTATCAGACCCGGGTCTATCCCCTGGCTGAAGACAAGCTCCCGGGCCTAGCGATTTACACTGGAAGTGAGTCAACTGAGTACGGGACCATTAATCCTCCTCGCACTCAGATTCGGACTCTCACGGTAAACGTAGAGCTTTACGTCAAGGGCCTCGCTGACTACGACGATGATCTGGATCAGATCGCTCTGGAAGTTGAAGAGGCTCTCTACACTGACCTAACCCGAGGTGGTTATGCGAAGGACACCCGCGTGACCGCCTTTGAAGCAGACTTCTCTGGGGAAGGGGATCAGCCTGTTGCCTATGCAACAATGACTATTGAGGTTGATTACATGACCCTAGAGAATGACGTGGAGGCATCGGTATGATTGAGATGACCAATGGGAATGCGACCATCAAGGCGCATCCGAGTAAAGTAGAATCACTGATGAATAAGGGCTGGACTCTAGTCGAGCCCCATTCAGGACCGGCATTGCCGGATGACCCACCGGCAGAGCCGGAACTTGATGAGGCCGATGAGGCTCAGGAGGAAGAGTAATGGCTACGCATAAGGGTAGCGAAGGGGTTGTGAAGGTCGGTGCCAATACGGTCGCCGAGATTCGCAGCTATACGATCACGGAGTCTGCTGACACCCTGGAAGATACCAGCATGGGTGACTCGGCTCGGACCTACAAGCCCAGCTTGACCACCTTTACGGGGTCGATTGACGCTCTGTGGGACGAGACGGATACGACTGGTCAAGGCGCTCTCTCCATTGGCGCTGAAGTGACCTTTGCTGTGTACCCGGAAGGCGACACTTCTGGTGACACCTACTACACGGGTACGGCTATCGTGACCGAAGTGTCTCGTACCGGCTCCTTCGATGGGCTTGTGGAAGCTTCTGTAAGCCTCCAAGGCACTGGCGCTCTATCTGAGACCACGGTGTAACTATGAGCCTATTGGAGAAGGCTAAGGAGCATTACAAGGGCAAGCTCTCTGCTGAGCCCCGGGAGCTGCGTATACCTGAGTGGAATGACACGGTATACGTTCGACCGGGGATCAGTATGCAGAGCTTGGGTGAGATCATGGAGCTTGCTAACAGTGGGAACTCTGCTGAAGCTATGGTCATGACTCTCATTCACCGACTAGTGGACGGCGAGGGGAAGCCTGTCTTCAAGAAGATTGAGAAGACCGAACTTCTCCGTTCAGTAGATCCTGAGGTCATTGCAAGGATTGTTGGCGAGATCGGCCAATCCGATCCTTCTGAGGACGACATCTCGGGAAACTAAAGAACGACCGTGATTTGCAGTTTCAGTATTTTCTTGCTGAACACCTGCATAAAACGGTCGCTGAGATTCGGGAGATGGACTCTAGAGAATTTATAGGCTGGGCTTGCTGGTTCCGCATGAAGGAAGAAAGAAATGGCAACTGAGAACTTTCTGTATAACTTTCGTGCAATTGATGGAACCAAGCTTGCCTTCCAGTCGGTCTCTAGGAACATCGACAAGGTCACAAAGCAAGGCGCCAGCCTTCGCCGTGTCTTCAGTAGCACCTTCACTCAGAGTATCGGTGGGGGTGCTGCTTTAGCCTCTGCGGGGCTGGTTAACCTTCGCCTCCAGTTTGATCAGATCCAGAAGACTCTAGACTTCGCCACGGGTTCTACTGAGGCGGGGGCGGAAGCATTCCGCTTTGCCTCTGGTGAGGCTCGGCGCTTAGGTCTGGATCTTCGTGCAACTGCTAAAAGCTATGCTCAGTTCGCTGCTGCGGCCAAGGGAACGAACCTTGAAGGGGCGATGTCCGACAAGGTCTTCAGTTCTGTAGCCCAGGCTGCTGCTGTTCTTCAGTTGTCCGCAGACGATACTCGCGGCGCTCTGAGAGCCCTTGAGCAGATGATCTCCAAGGGTAACGTCCAGGCTGAAGAACTCCGCCAGCAGTTGGGTGAGCGTCTTCCTGGCGCATTCCAGTACGCTGCTCGGGCGATGGGTGTCACCACTCAAGAACTGAACGATATGCTTGAGAACGGCGAGGTCTTGGCTGATGACCTCCTGCCGAAGCTCGCTGATGAATTGAACCGTACCTTCGGCCCTAATGTGGCGGCTGCTGCTGATAGCTTGAAGGCATCGCTTCAAAGGCTTTCCCTTGAGGTTGAGACCTTATCCAATACTGCGGCTGAAGGCCCTGCTGCGATCACTAAGTCTCTGTCTGACTTCGGTGCGGAGATCCTGGGAGGTATTAACTACTTCCTTGAATGGAACAAGCAGCTATCAGAGCAGGAGGCTGCTCAGCAGTTCATTAAGAATCAGGAGGAGGCGAAGGCGCGGCTCCATGAGCTTGGTGTCCAGATTGCTAATACAACTGTAGCGTTACAGGCTTATCGGCAGGCTGGGAAAAGCGATGAGACTATGACCCGGGCTGTTCGTCTCGCTTTCCTCACCAAAGAGTACGACGCGCTCGCCGCCAGCATTGAAAAGACAACAAAAGCTGCTAAGGCTGCTGAGAAGGTTGATATCTCTAAAATCGCCATCCCCAAGCCCGGCCCCGTTATGGCGCCAGGGATGTCCGAGGAAGTTCTTAAGATTCAGGACCAGGCCCTTAAGGAGGCGATGGAGGCGGCAGAGAGCTTGCTCTCGCCTCAAGAGGTTCTTCAGAAGCGTATTGAGAAGCTGAACCAAGATTTCGCTAGCGCATTCATCCCGGTTGACCTTTATTCAAAGGCCCTCAGAGCGCTGTCTATTGAGATGGCGAATCTGAACCCGAACATTCAGGAGGCTCAGGATCTCTTTGAGTCTGTCTCTGGCACGATCAGCGCGAATCTAAGTCCTATCGATCAGTATGCCGAGAACGTCAGAGAGTTCGTTGAAGAGGCTTTGAGGCTTCAGGAGATCGACCCCGAGGCATTCAAGAAGCTAGGTGGTATGGAAGCCATCCAAGAAGCTGTCGCCGGGATGTCCAAGGGGTTAGGCAAAGATGAGGAAAGCCCCTTCAAGAGCCTTGTCGGAGACATGGACATTGTCTTCATGAGGTGGGATGAAGGTCTAGACGGGATGGCCGACGCCTTCTCTCAAGCCATTCAAAGGATGGCTGCTGACTTCCTTGCTAGTCGTCTTGTGGATGCTCTGACGGGTGGCTTTGAGGCAATGGGCTCTGGTGGCGCCGGTTTCTTCTCTGGCTTCGCAAAGGGTTTAACCGGAAAGGCTGTCGGCGGGACCGTAATGGCTAACCGGCCTTACCTTGTGGGCGAGAAGGGGCCAGAATTGCTCTATGCGGGGCGCTCTGGAACTATCGTGCCGAATGACCAGATGGGGGGCGGTGGCCTTAACTACGCCCCTGTGGTGAATATCTCGGGTGGTGCGTCTGAGCAAGATCGCGCCATCTTCTCTGCTGAACTCCGCCGGCAGAAGGCCGAGATCGCAGATATGCTCGCTCGGAGGCGCTTCTAATGCCCTTAGGATTCCCCTCAATCGTTCCCTCGACATCTAGTTGGACGATTGTGTCTAACCAACGGCAGTTCGTCTCTCCCCTTACGGGAGCGATTCAGACTGCCCAACGAACTGGTAATCGTTGGCGCGCTACCCTGGAGTTCGCTAACTTAACAGGTGCTGATCGGGCTGTGATGCAGGCCTTCCTCTCACAGTTGCAGGCTACGGCCAACAACTTCTACTTGGAAGACCATTCCTACACCCGTCGCGCAGATGGTGCTGGCACTCCTCTGGTTAACGGTGCCTCTCAAACGGGCAACCAGTTGGTCACGGACGGATGGACCTCGGGAACCTATGCGTTCCTTCGGGGCGATCTGTTTGAGGTGAATGGAGAGCTGAAGATGGCTGTCTCTGATGCTGCCATCACTGCTGGTGCCGCTACGGTGGACTTCGTTCCTGAGTTAAGAGCGGCCCCTGCGGATAACTCCGCGTTAACCATCACCAGCCCAAAGGGGATCTTCCGCCTAACCTCTCCTGAGTCCTCTTGGACTAATCAGCCTGGAGTCTTCTCCAACTTCAGCCTTGAAGCGATTGAGGATGTGATCGCATGAGAGACCTGAGTTCTGCCAACGCTAGTGAGTTAGACAACGATGTAATCCGTCCCGTTGTCTTCGCTGAGCTGCGCTTCGACTCTCCGACTGGCACTCTCTACGTTCACGACAACATCGGCCCTATCACTGCCGATGACTGGGACGGCACGTCTCGTTCCTGGGAAGGCCTAGGTGACTTTGGGTCGATCTCAAAGCTTGAAGAGGGCAGAGATATCTCCCCCTACAAGTTGGATCTCATCCTTTCAGGCATTGATTCGACCATCGCGAACCAAGCTCTAAACGACGACTCCGTTCTTCGTGACGTCTATATTCTCATTGGATTCATAGGCTTAGACAGACAAGTTGTAGCAGATCCTCACCCAATGTGGGGTGGGAAGGTTGATGACATTCAGGTCGCTGTCGGGTCCGAGTCAGTGATTAAGGTCACCTGTGAATCTCATCTAGCCGCCTTTGAGAAGACGAACGGTCGTCTTCAAAACGATTCTGATCAACAGGTTGAGCATCCTGGCGACCTCTTCTACAAGTACCTACCTCAGATGGTCGAGGCAAAGTTCAAGTGGGGCGGTCGGACTCAGGACTTCCGCCTTGGTGCCGCCTCTCCAGGGGCGGTTGCTGGACCCGCTAATTACATGAGGGGAGAGATCCCCTATCTAAGATGACGAGAGAGCAAGCGGTGAGGGAGATCTCAATGACTCTAGGCGATGAAGCCTTTGAGTGGGGATCGATGGATTGCTGCCAGATCGCTCGCCATCTATACATCCTCTTGCACGGCGAAGATCCCGCTTCTCATCTACAATATGACTCTGAGGCATCAGCTCTAGAGATCATAAATCAGCACGGCGATCTAAGAGGGCTTCTCACATCGATCCTCGGCCAACCGATTGAGGTGAGTGAGACACAGACTGCTGACGTGCTGAGACTAAAGCTGCCTCATGTTGGCGAAATCATAGGGATCAGGGTTCCAGACGGGGCTCTTGTTCCAGTGTCTAGGGGCTTCCATAAAGCTCAGCTAAGACACGCTATTGAGGGCTGGAGAATCTAATGGCTCAGGCAGTAGTTGTTGCAGCGATAGCTGCTGGGAAGATCACTGCTGGAACCACTGCGGCAGTCTTAGCAACCACTGCTGCTGCGGTTGTAGACCTCGCGATCACCTCTTCTTATCAGAAGAAGAAGGCCGCTGATGCTCAGAAGGATGCAGCCTCTGCTCCCCGTGATGTCACGGTAAGAAGTGCCATTGAGCCGGCTCGGATCATCTATGGGAAGGCTAGAACCTCTGGCCCTGTCGTCTACACCAACACCCAGCCCACTCCGGGGACGAACGACAACTCCACTCTTTGGACCGCGATCTCTCTTGCGAATCATGAATGCGCAAGCATTGAGGAGGTTTGGCTTGATGGTGATCAGATCCTCTGGAGCCAGCTAAGCGGAACGGGCGGGGTTACCTCCGGCAAATATGGCCCGATCAATACGAACGAAGTCACCAACTTCTACGCCAAGCTAGGAACCCCCTCTCAGACGGCCCTGAGCCAGCTTGTAAGCGCGTTTAGCGACTGGACCTCTTCCTATACTGGCCAGGACATAACGTATCTCGTAAGCGCCTTTGAGCTTGGTACAGCTACTGGTGAAGGGGTGTGGGCTCAAGGGGCTCCGAACAACATCAGGGCTGTTGTAAAAGGCAAGAAGGTCTATGACCCTCGCAAGGATTCAACGAATGGTGGATCAGGAGTACACCGTTTAGCTGACCCTACGACGTGGGAATGGTCAGATAATCCTGCTCTTTGTCTTGCGGATTACCTATTCGACGACCGGCTGGGCATGGGTGCTGAAGGGGTTACCTACAACGACATCGATTGGGCGATGGTGGCGACCGCTGCTGACGTCTGTGATCAGACGGTAAGCATCCCTGGCGGATCCGAGAAGCGTTTTACTTGTAACGGCGTCCTCTCTACTGGAGAAACTTACGCCAACAATATCCGCGCTCTTGTTACGTCCATGAATGGAATGCTCACTTGGACTGGAGGGAAGTATCGGATTCGGGCCTGCGCCTATGAGGCCCCGGTCTACTCCTTCTTGGAAAACGACATCGTTGGGGATGTTCAAGTTCAGCCTGAGAGGACTCGGTCTCAGCGATTCAATACGATCCGTGGAACCTACATTGATCCTGAGTCGGACTATAACTCCACGGAATTCATCCCGGTAACCAACTCCACCTATCAGAACACTCGGGATAATGGTCAAAAATTGACCACCAACATCGCTCTTGCCATGACTAACTCTGAGTACATGGCGCAGCGGCTTGCCTATAAGTCCTTGAATCTAAACAACCAACAGCTCACCGCAGTCATCCCGGTGAACTGGAGGGGTTTGAAGGTTGGGGTTGGTGATCGCATTCAGGTCACTGTTTCGGAGCTTTCTTGGTCAAGCAAGATCTTCGTCGTTGAGGGATGGTCCTTTGAGCCAGACAAGGGCTTTATGCTCACGGTTAAAGAGGACTCCTCCTCCGCCTACGCCGACCCAGGCGTCTCTGATTACTCCACCCGCACTCTAGCGGGAACGGTGACCTTCGCTAATCAGCCTGTAGCTGCTCCCTCTGGCTTGCAAGCCACCTCTGAGGAAGAGGCGATTCTTCTTGAGTGGGAAGCTCCCCCTCGTGGATCTGGCTATGACGAAGTGGTTGTTTACGCCTCTGCTAATTCATCCTGGGCGAATGCAACTGAAGTTGGTCGCACCCGATCAACCTCCTTCCGTCATGAGTTAACGAATGGGACCACCCGTTACTACTGGGTGCGCTCAGTCGATGTGGATGGTGAGTTCTCCATCCGCGACCCCGACTCCGACACCTCCACGGTCACGGCTACGGCTGGGCAGATTAGTACGTCCCAGCTAAACGATGATGCCAACTTCGCTGATACGGCTAATTGGCCAGACATTACCGGGCCGGGCAAGCCGGTAGATAACGCCACCCGAAACGTCATCTATCAGCAGGCGTCAGAGCCTACGACTGGCCTAAACGATGGCGATATTTGGATTGATACGGACGATGGGTACCGTATGTATCTCCGCGTTGGCGGAGCGTGGGTGGATCGCTCGGATACGCGGATTGCTACGGCGTTAGCGGATGCTGCTACGGCGCAAAGTACGGCAGACGGGAAGATCGTCACCTTCTATCAGGATGGTGAGCCTTCCTCTGCTGACGAAGGCGACCTTTGGATCGACACGAACGACGACAATAAGCTGTACCGATACAACGGGTCCGCATGGGTTCTCGCTAGAGATTCTGGTATCGCGAGCGCGATCAGCGCAGCAACTACGGCCCAAGATACAGCGGATGGAAAGGTTACGACCTTCTACGCAGCCAGCGGCTCTCCTCCGACCGCAGAGGCTACAGGCGACCTCTGGTATCAGACGGACACGGCTTTTTTGTTCCGGTGGAACGGATCATCCTGGCAGGAGGTTGCCAGCTATAACACGGGGGCACTTGCAGATAAGGACACGGTAGCCTCTGGGGATATCGACGAAGGTGCCGTCAAAGGAAAAACCATAGCGCTGCTTCTAAATCAAAACAGCAGCGGCGGCGTATTCAATGGAAATGGAGCCTTCGTCGGAGTAAACAACGCGGGCGAGGCTGCGCCTGGGACTGATGGGTTTTTTAATTGGAATGGCATCAAGTACACCGTCAACCGCAATCAGCTGAGCGTTTACACATTTGTCACCAGCGTACTAAATAAAAAAGGCTATGTGGTTTACGACATAACCAACATCCCCTTTTCTATCTCTGGGCTGGGTTCTTCCCGCACAGCATTTGTGTGGAAGGAAGATGGTCAATGGTATTACGACAACGATGCAGGTACCGGGGTGGCTTTTACCCCCACGCAAACCATGCTTGCAGTGGCCTTCTTAAACAAGGACGGAACGCAGTTCATTTCTCGATCTGGACTCCTAGCTGAGCCTGTTCAGATCACGGCAATCGCGGAAATTTTTGCTGATTACATAAGCGCGGGCACGATTGACGCAAGCGTCATTACTGTAAAAAACCTTGATGCTGACGAGATCAGCACTGGTATTTTAAGCGTCAATCGCATTCCATCCAGCGTTGTGTTTACTTCCGAGCTTTCAGACGGCACCACCGTTATCTCTGGCGACAACATACTTACCGGAGAGGTGAGTGCTGACCGCATTGACGTGACCGGGTTGATCACTGCCAACGGAATCATCACTAATAGCGCCACCATCAATAACGATATCAAGATTGGTTCTGGCGAAAGCGTATTCAAAGCGGATTCCAACGGCATTTATCTGGGCAGCGAAACCTTTGGTAGCGCAGAGTTCCGCGTTACGCCAGCCGGCGCCCTTACCGCGACCAGCGCGAACATAACCGGGAGCATTACAGCCAGCTCTCTCACCTTGCAATCTGGCGTAACTATACCCGGAGACAAGGTAAATACTGACAATGTGACGCTAACCGCATCGGGCGGAAATTTGATTGTTAAAGGCGGGGGCGTGAATACGACGCAGCTGGCCCTCCGCTCGGCCACTGATACATTCCGTGCCGATATGCCGTCAAACGTGAATTACAGTACCAGCTGGACCACGCTGGTCAGCATCACCGGGCAGGCTTACAACGGCAATGACATTGCAGAAATTAGCTGGGGCATAGGCGCCCACCCCGAGGCATCGGGCGCGCCTTACATTGCAATCCGAATCTTGATATACGCAAGCGGTGCTTTGCAGCGGACTCAATATTTTATCGGCGAGCAGAGCGTAAACCTTAACACCTGGGCGCAAATTCAGCAGGCCCTTTTTTCCTCGTCTATGCAATATTTTATCGGCTTCAGTAACAGTAATTGGCAGTTCTACTTGCAAGCAGCAACTAACGCCAATGGAACATTCCCGAGGCAGTTTCGCGCGCCAGGGACTTATATGCAGATTGTGAGGCTTAAGCGATGATGTGGGCGAAGATCGAGGATGGCGATGTGGTCAGCCTGATCACTTGCAATGACAAGCCCGAGGGGTGCGTAGCAGTTCCGGAAGGGCTGGACCCATTCCGAATGAAGTGGAATGGCTCTGAGCTTGTGGCTGACGACAGCAGCCGGGAGGCCGAGTTTGAAATCATGATGCGGCTTCAGCGCGATCAGCTATTGGCCGATTCCGACTGGACCCAACTCCCTGACGTACCCCTCGCGACCAAAGAAGCCTGGGCGACCTACCGCCAAGCGCTTCGCGACCTTCCCGAGCATCCAAATTGGCCCGATCTGAATGAAGCAGATTGGCCCGTTGTGCTAAACTGACGCCAGCCACGGAGGAATCATCATGGCAAATCCTTTCGTCTATGCGGGCAACAGCCCGAACCTCACCGGCCTCGTCTATGACATGATCGAGGTGACCCCGAATGACGGCACGGACAATGTGGGCGCTGGCAATGTCGCCATCGGCCTCTACATCGAAGCAGGCGGAACGGTTGTCTTTCTGAACAAAGACGGCAATGAGCGCACGGTGGTGGTCCCCGATTTTCATACGCTGACCTGCTCGGTTAAGCGCGTGAAATCAACGGGTACGACCGCGACCGGCATCCACGCGCTGGTGGTCTAAATGGCCGCCGTCACCGTCAAGCAGGGCGATACCCTTGAGTGGGTGGTCACGGTCTCCGAGGCCGGCTCTGGCGTGGATATTAGCGCCTGGAGCATCCGGGCTCAGATACGCCAAGGGGATACTCTCATTGCCTCCCTGACGGTGACGCAGACCGAGGCGGGAAGTGGTGTGCTATCCCTCACCGCGACGGCTGCTCAAACTGATTCTTGGTCGGCGGGAACGCATCGGTGCGACATTGAATTTACGGACGGGGACGGCGACGTTTTCTCGACCGAGACCTTCGATGTGATCGTGCTTGAGGACATTTCGCATGATTAACCTCTTGGGCGTGACGCGGAAAAACTACGTTGTGTCCTTGGAGCATGGGCAGGCCACCACGGGATCAATCAGCGTGGCGCGGCGGAGCGTATCCATTGCGCCCTATGGGACGAGCGAAGCGGTGAGCGTTCCAGAAGTGACGAAGGCAGAAGGGGTTATTGCCGCCTTCCCCAAAGCGGAGTAGAAAATGGCCGTCAACATTGGAGTGAACATCCAGCGCAGTGCCAACCGGATCGCTCAGGCGGTGCGGGAGAGTGGTGTGGGAGGCAAATATCCCGAGCTGCTCCTCGACTTTGACGATGGCTATTATCGGGCCAACGGCGGCTCGAAGCCCTTGAGCGAGGTGGTGACCCACTCCCGCGCTGGCAACGCCACGATGGTGGACAGCGATGGGCTGATCAAGTGGGCGCCGCATAATCTTAAAACGTATTCTGAAGATTTTGATAATGCTGAGTGGACTAAAGCTGGTTGTAGCTTAGTAACGGCTGTCGCTCCTGATGGGTCACTAACAGCTAGAAAAATTCAAGAAGATTCGTCAAGTGGGCCACACGGAATTTTTGCTAATGAAAGCGTAACTTCTGGGGTTACCTACACGGCTTCTGTTTATGCTAAGGCTGGTGAATATGATTATTTACGTTTTGGCTTTGGGCAGGGTCTAAACTCGCTAACGGGAACTTATTTTGATTTACAAAATGGCACTATAGTTAATGATGATGGTACGCAATCCATAACGCCGGCCGGAAATGGTTGGTATCGCTGTACTGTTACTGGTGTAGCAAACAATAGCACTGGCAGTAACGTAATTTTATATAACAGCCCAGATGGAACATCTTTTAGCTACACCGGCGACGGCACTAGTGGCATCTACATCTGGGGCGCCCAGCTCTACCGCTCCGACCTTGGCGGCATGGCCCCGGTCCCGGCTGGTGAGCGCTCTTTCCCCAGTGCTTCCACCTACGTCCCCACTACCTCCTCCGCTCGCTACCTCCCCCGCGTGGGGCATCACGTTTACAACGGCAGCGCGTGGGTAAACGAGGGTGTGCTGGCGGAGAGTGAGGCGAGGACGAATCTGCTGCCTTACAGCAGCGAGTTTGATAATGCGGATTGGGGAAAGTTTGGTGGCGCTGTAATTATTGCGGATCAAGCCGCTTCTCCTGATGGAGAAATTAATGCAGATCAATTTTATGGCTCATCAGGAGCGCACGTTATTGACGACGTTTCTGCGTCTGCGGGCACTTCCTACACGGCGTCATTATTTGTAAAAAGTAATGGCACAGACCAAATTGATTTAAACATAAATTATCGGGAATCTAGCGCAGTTTCCATTAACTATTTCGGTGCAAGATTTGATCTGTCTACTGAAACAGTAACAAATTCCACCCCTGGTTTTGGCTTAGCAGCAGATAGCGCAACCCTTCAAAATATTGGAGGTGGCTGGTATCGGATAGCGGTCAGCAAACTTGCGCCCGTAAATACTACCGTTGCTCGTTTTTATTTGCGCGGCAACACAGCATCTACTGTATCCGATGGCTTTTTTATCTACGGCGCCCAACTTGAAGCCGCCCCCACCCCCTCCAGCTACATCCCAACGGCTGGCTCAACGGTGACGCGAGCAGCGGAGACCTTCACGATCCCCGCAGCGAATCTGCCGTGGCCTACGGAGACCTACGGCCCGGAGCTAATGACGAATGGGACGTTTGATAGCGATGTAAGCGGGTGGGCTAAAGTAAATCCAGATAGTGTTATTACCTATTCTTCTGGAGAAATGGCCCTAAGTGAAAACGGAAATGTTACTGCCGCTGGCGCACTTCAGGAGCTTACTTTAGTTATTGGAAAGGCATATCTGGCAACTTGTCACGCAAGGGCCGGATCAAGTACGTCTGTAAGTTTGCGCCTTCTAAACAACGCTGAAACCGGATTTTTAGGGCAATCTACTGACTCTACATCAACATCTAGCTCTACCCTTTCGTTTGTTTTTGTGGCAACTGAGACAAACTCAAAAATATACGCTAGGCTTGGAGGTTCAAGTAGTGCTGTGCTGACAGGCTATTTCGACAACGTCTCCGTCCGCGAGCTGACGCGCTATCCCGTTTCGATCCAGATGAATGGTCGGATGACGTATGCGGATGAGGGAGACTTAGCGCAAATCTATTTAATTTATTGGAACAAAGACGCCGATAACAGCATAAGAAATTTTTTAAGTACGTCTGGCAGTGCAACAGGGCTTTTATACTTTAGGCAAGAAGCATTGGGTGTCATAGATTCTACGCAAACAGCAGATAATGCTTTCTCCCCCGGCATCCTTGTCCCCTTTAACATCGCCTCGCGCCACGGCATGACCTTCGTCAACGGGGCGGTGGATGGAGTGGCGCTGACGGCGAACACCACGCCCACTAACCTGCCAGACCTCAGCGCTACCGATCTGAACCTCGCCTACGACTACAGCGGCACAATAAAGACCTTCAGAATCTGGGACAAAGACATAGGCGACGCAGGGCTGGTTGAGGCGACGGAGCCGTCTTTAGAGCCTTCTCTAAATTTGATTTTTGACAGCTCTGGGTCTAGTTTTATTGTGGATGACTGGGCATGAAAACTTGCTCTAAATGCAAGAAAGAAAAACCCTTAGAGTTGTTTCACAAGAATAAATGGCAAAAAGATGGGCTCAGTCATTACTGCAAGCCATGCAAAAAAGAGGCAAAAAAATACGAGTACGAAAAAAACAGAGATGCTTACAGAAAAAATCAAAGGCTTTATTATGTGCAAAACAAGGAGCAAATAAAGTCTAATGTTGATTCTTGGAGAAGAGCGAATCTTGCAAAATACAATGCAAGAATGTCAAAGCGCAGGTCTGACAAAATAAAAGCCACTCCAAAATGGGCTGATCTAGAAAAAATCAATGAGATTTACAGAGACTGCAAAGTGCTTCAAGAGATTGTAGGAATAGATATGGAGGTAGATCACATAGTGCCTCTAAATGGTAAAAATGTTTGCGGGCTACATTGCGAGCAAAATTTAAGAATAATCCCTGCCAGAGAGAACAGAAAGAAAAGCAACATACTTATTGAGGAGCTGGCATGATGGGCACAAAACAATTCGACAACTACGCCGACCTGATCACCTTCACGCGGGCTAGTGGTGGGACCGCTCTGCGCCCGATTAGCTACGGCAGTGAGCTGGTCACTAACGGGACGTTTGATACTGACCTAAGTGGATGGACGGGAAGCGGCTGGGCTTGGCAAGATGGCAAGGCTTATGACAGCGGAGCCTCTGTCACTGATGATCTTAGAACCACGATAACTACTACAGCAGGAAGTATCTATTATCTATCCTATGATCTTTCTGGGGTTTCTGGTGGGTCTCCCGCACTAAGAGTAGACGGAAGCACTGAAAAAGTACATACCGCAGACGGTTCTTATACTTTTTCGTTTAAGGCAGAGGGCGCTTCCACCACTATAGATTTCATTGGCGGTGCCGCGACCTTTTCAGTTGATAACGTAAGCGTCAAAGAAGTCCTCTTCGACCAGCCCAACGCACCTCTGACGCTGTTCAACCACCCGACCAACATCCCCCGCATTGAATACGACGCGGACGGCAATCGGCTGGGGCTGCTGGTGGAGGAGCAGCGGGCGAATCTTCTGACGTATTCGGAGGATTTTGCTTCAGCTGATAGCCAAGGTGTAACTTTTTCAGCAGCGGTGAACCCCACAGGTACCGTGAATAACTGCAAGGTAATTACTAACTCAGGCCAAATAATCCCCAACCCTAATCAAAGGGTGACGCGCAGCGCAAGCGCTGCTGGTAATACGGGTACGGCCAGCATTTTTGCTAAAGCCGGAGAGTACGATTCAATCGTGATTGAGGCGTACGCAAACAATAATTCTGGACGCTATGTTGAAGCAATTTTTGATCTTGCAAACGGAACCGTTGCGACATCTCAAGGAGGCGATGCCACATGGTTTAGTGGGTTTTCAGCAAGCATTAGCGAAGCAGGAAACGGATGGTATCGGTGTTCCATAACATACACCGTGGAGTCAAGCACTACCTTTGCTCGCATATATTTTGGCCCCGCCGATTCTACAGCGACGACGGGCGATGGTTTTTCTGGGGTGCTTATGTTTGGCGCCCAGCTAGAAGAAAGCGTGTTTCCGACCAGCTACATCCCCACATCGGGCTCCACCGCTACCCGTGCGGCGGACGTTGCGAGCATTCCCACCAGTGCGTTTGGGTACAACGCGAGTGAGGGGACGGTGGTGGTGGAATACGAAAATACGCAAAACGAAAAAAGTGGATTTATTTGGTCTTTAGAAGATGGAACCTCTGACGAAAGGATTTATGGTATTCAAAGAGTAAATCAAGCAGGTTCTTTTGCTGTTACAGATAACGGATCAACTCAAGCAGATATAACATCTGGAAGTGGTTCTTTAGGCCAGCCGCTAAAAATTGCTTCTGCGTATAAAATAAATGATTTTGCGCATTATTTGTCGGGGTCACAAGTAGGTACAGATTCTTCTGGGGCTATTCCAAGCGTAAATTCTTTATACATAGGACTTAGCTCAGCAACGCCAGACTTTCCTCGCAACGGCCACATCAAATCATTGACTTATTTTCCGAGAAGGCTTACAAATGCTCAGTTGCAACAATTAACGGAGTAGCATTATGGGTAAGCCTTTAATTGATCTATCTAGGAAAATATTTGGCAGGCTTACGGTAGTAAAAAAGAATGGTCGCTCTGGCGGCAAAACTGTTTGGGAGTGCCTGTGTTCATGCGGAAATGTTTGCAACGTCCGTGGAGTCCATCTGCGTTCTGGTCGTCAGGTCTCGTGCGGGTGCTTCAAATCTGAGCAAGCATCAAGGCAAAAGACCAGACATGGGCACACTGTTGGGGGCGTCGTTAGCCCAACATATTCTGTCTGGCAAAATATGCACTACAGATGCAGGCCAGAGAATGCAGAAAAATATCCTCATTACGCAGAAATCAATGTTTGCGAAAGATGGTCATCATTTGATTCGTTCCTTGAGGACATGGGTGAGAGGCCCGAAGGGCTGACTATAGACAGGATCGACGGCTCAAAAGGCTATTCTCCTGAGAACTGCCGATGGGTAGACATGGCAACCCAAAACAGAAACCGGAAAGATAATGTATGGGTTAATGTAGACGGCGAAGTGATGTGCCGTGAAGATGCAAAAAATAAACTTGGATATAACAATAAGCGCATGAATAAATATATCGCACACAATATTCTCACAAACGCCCAACTCGTGGAGCTTACCCAATGAGCGAGATGCTAGAAGAAGTGATTGTTGACCCCGCTCTGTCCGGGGACATGTTCCTAAAGTTTTCTGATGAGGCGGAAATGCTCTCCGTCCTGTTCCATGACGTTCCCACCGAATGGGAGACCGTCACGGACGAGGAGACCGGGGAAGTCACCAAGACCCCCGTTGCCTTTGAGAGCCGGCCGCGCTTCGCGAACACGGACATTGTGGGCACCATCTACCGGCCCACTGGGAATACCCTCACGGACGACGAGGGCAACGAGTATCCCGAGCAAGAGGCCCTTGACGGCTTCCACGCTAATGTCAGAGCGGAGGCTCCCATCGAGGAGCTTGAGGGCTATCGGGTCTATCCGAACCAACCCGCTCGGGTTTGGTTGTGATCAACGCCCCGGAGAGCGGCACCCCGCACTTTCTCTTTGACGTCGCCAAGGGGAAGGTGCGGAATCAGTCGGCGCTGAATCTGTTCGGCTTCAACCGGGCGGTCGGCACGACCTTTGAGACCATCGGCAACTACGGGGGCGTTTACCCCCAGCCGGCCTCGGCCTCAACCCTGAGC